GTGGGGAAGATAAAGAAAGGGAGCAAAAAGAAATAGGCGTACCATACCTAAAGCTACCTATAATCAAAAACGCCAGTAATTAATTTTACTGGCGTTTTTTAGTTGTTAATCGTATAGCATTAATTTTTAGTGGATGTACTCCGCTACGGTCAATTATAGTAAAATTTAGAGAAAGATACTTATTTTAGGCAATATACTCAAATTATTACTACGATCTAGCCTTATTCATTAGTCTAATTTTAAGCCGGATTCGTTTAAGATCTGATATAACTGTTCACGAGATTTTTCATAGGCCTCGTAAGCTTCTTTGCTGTATTCATTGTCTGGCATGTATTTGCACTGAGCTCGCAACCATTGGTCAAGACTCCACATTGCCAGCTTCCATTTAGTACCGTTTACGGCATCCTCAAAGTTTGAGGGATCATCGTTCTCAAAGTCGTTTAGGTCAAATTCTAATATTGCTTTCATTTCTATTTTATTTTATTTCACAAGAGCCTCCTGCACAAGCAAGCTCTCCAGATAGGTTTGTATTGTCATCAACCTCTAAGATGTTAGATAGGTCTACATCCTTCAAGGCCTTCATCATCTCGTTATACTTAGCTTCATCTATATCCTCAAAGGGTGCTTGGGTGTAACTTCCTCCATCGTATGGCAATACAGATAGACCATTGTAGTGTTCTCTGTTGTCCCACATCCATTCTCCTGCCTTATCCCACTCATCTTCCTTCAAAGATACCGTAGCAGAAACATTGTGCGTGTTAGAGCCTCTTCTGTGTCCAGGTACAACCCACTCCATAGCAACCTTCTTAATTCTCTCAAGTAAGTCAAACGGAGATTCAGTTCTAAGTATTGCACCCTTTGGAGACTTCTGTGGTATCTCAATAACAGCAGTGTCGTGAGGTCTGAAGTACTCATCCTTAACAAGCTCAGGGTGGTTGTTAATCAGGTAGTTGTACATAGACTCATTCTTACCAACACGAATCCTTCTGATGTAGTAGTCGTTATGCCAAGCGTGTATACCTGAAGACGTCCCTAGTGCTAATGATGTTGTTCCAGCAGGCTTAACAGTTGTACACCTAGCGGCAGCGTTAATACCAATAGCCTTAGCAACCCTTGAGTTCTCCTTCTTAACAACCTCAGCAGCCTTAGTCATATCTAACTTAGATACAGCACCTGACCCTATGCCTGTCATAGACACACCAATCAATGCATCCTTCTCAGTTGTCTCCCTCCAAACACTTCTTAGGTAATGGAAGTCGGTGTAACCTGCTTGTAGTGTACCAATAAAAGCGGCAGCCTTAACTCTATCCTCGTAGTCTTCCTGAGACTCTAGGTCACTTGCGTTAACCTCACACAAGTTACAGAACTGAAATGGTCTTAGAGCAATCTCACAGCAAGGGTTAGTTCCCCAGTCCTTATCGTTGTTAAGGTATATTCCAGGTTCTCCTGCTCCAGATAGCTCAACCCTCTTCCACAAGTCCATAAAGAAACCCTTACTAATCTTATGTCTCATAAGTACGGCAGAGTTATTAGCCCTACCTCTCTGTGGGTTTTCTTCCCACCAAGAACCAGCCTTGCAAGAGATCATATCGTTATCGTCAGCAGAGAACAGACTAATAAGTGCAGCACGTCTAATACCACCAGCCAATACAGCATCAGCAATGTAGCAAATAACATCGTGAGCCTCAAGTGTAGTAAGCTTGTCGCCATCCTCTTTGGAGTCAAGCAATCCCTTTATCTTTACGATACACTCCTTAAGTGGCTGAGGACCTGGAGCCTTACCGCCAGAGGTAACGAGTTGTGCACCCTTTGGTCTAATGTCTGAGTAATCAAAGTCAATCTTAGAGCTTCTGTTCTCTCCCATGTAAGACTTCATTAAAACCTTAATAGCATCAGCCCACCCCTCAATGGAGTCACCAATTAAAAATCTCTTAACCCTCTTCTTGTACGGATGATTAACAGCAGGTAGACTTTCTATGTGATGTCTTTGAACAGAGTATCCAACACCAGTTCCCCCAAGTAAAAGAAACATAGTTTCATTAAAAGAATCAATAGAGTCAATAGGCAAATAAGCACAGTTGTAAACACGATTGGGTGAGATAGAAATAGACTTTCCGCCAAATTGTAAAGACCGCATTGACGGTAAAACCTTCTTGTTGTAAACAAATTTATAAACCTCTTCAATTTCATCATTTAGTTGTGGGTATTTTTTAATGTGCATTAGTTTGTTACGAGTTACAAGCTCGTCCCAGCTCTCTCTTCTGTTTAGTTCTGGTATGTACTTGGCGTACTTCATATACACCGTTATCTCGCTTAAAATTTTGTTTGATATCTCCATCTTATTTTTATTGTTTTAATTTATGTTTTGCTTTATTGTATCCTATTAGTAAAATAAATGTAATGTATAACAGTACCACCTACAACCTATTTAGTATTTCCTTTAATTGCTCTGACACTACTTCGTCTTTATTGTTTTTAATATCTTTTATAAGGATACAGAATGTAAACAACAACCCTATCGTTGCAAGAATTGAAATAATAGAAAGAACTATCAGTATCTTAATTGCTAGTATCATCTTCAGCCTCCTCTTCCTTTTTTAAGTTTTCTTTTAACTTGTCAAGTGCCTCATCGTAGTCTGGCATTAACTTAATTGTCTCTAAAGTTCCTATAGATAGGTCTTTCATCTGAGAAATGTCATTCATAATACCCTGCATAACATTTGTTAGGGCTTTAATCTTTTTCTCTACAAGGTCTACCCTGCTTTGCTTTTGTCCGTTCATTTTTTTTATTTATAAATTGATAATTCAAATTCCACGAATGGGAAATATAAAACGTGCATATCGTAGTCTCCTTGGTCGTAGGTTCTAAAACCTAAAAGTATTCCAGGGTACAGCCCTATTCCTAGTGACCAAGCTCTTTTTTCTTTTTTCATTATTCTTTTATTATGTTATACTCTATTTGTTTTTTAATTAAGTCTTTGAATAAAACCTTTCCGTGGGTTTCAAAACTCCACTTAACCCACTTAGCAAGTTGCCTCTCAGCATACCCTCTCCTAGAGAGACTCTTGTCAAGCCTTGTGTTAATTCTTTTTTCTTGGTTTATCATTTCTTTTTTCTAAAATTAATTCAATTGTTTTGTCGCATTCCTTTTGGTTTTGTGGCTTGTATAGAGATACACTTGGCTCAGTGATTGCCATAAGCGCTTTGAATAACTTGTATCTAAGAGGAAACGACTCATTAGCCCTACCTTTTGTTTCTATTATAAAGTCCTCTCCCTCAAAGTCTGGAGTATACTTTATACCTAGTATCTTTTTATTACCTCTATCTCTGTACTCGCCTTTACCATTGGCTTGTCTCTCATAAGCTGTTTGGTTAAATTTAAATGACGGAAGCAGTTCAAAGCTTCTAAGTTCGTAACTAAACTTAATCTTAGCTTTCTTGAGTGCTATGTACATATACTTCTCAAGTCCCGATGCAAACTTTACACCATCATACTCAACTTTATTTGCTCTTACAGGTCCTTTCTTTCTTTTAAATTTTCTCTTCATCTATATTTGTGGGGTTTAATATAGTTACACAAACTTTCGTATATGTACAGATATATAAAATATTTATTTAAAAAAAGTGAGTTAACCTAGCAACTTGCCCTTGAGTTTTAGAATGTATGAACCCCTCAACTGCCGCCTTGTTTACATATCCGTTTCTATGATGCCAAGAGTCAGCAGGACTAGGGCTACGCAAACTCTCAACAGTTACGTTAATGTAATCCTTTGCAGTCTTATGGTGAACGTGGTGAGTGTAAAAGTATCTATGCTCTGAAGTAGCCCAATGCTCCTTAGCCTCAACGCTCATAAGCTGACCTAAATCTACTTGCTTGGCTCCATCTCCGTGAGTTGTTCCAATTAAAGAGTTACCATAAGTCGAATATTTTCTATGAGATATAGAACAGTCGAAGCTAATGTTCTTAGACAGTCTAAATTGAGTCTTTATAACATCCGCCAACATAAAACCACTCATATAGTCGTGATTAGATGGGTTAAAAACAAACTCTACGTCAGCTACGGAAATAAGCATCTCCAAAACGTCAACGTAAAGTTGTTTAGCGGTTAGAAAATTATCGTACCACATTCCATCTGTATCTTGAGAAGTACCGCTAGTAGTCTTTCTTTGTGGAGTGTCAGTATGCAGGATGTCATTACCTCCAATAAATATAATCTTATCTAAATTAAACCCCGAAGATTTATCTAGTATGCCTTGCACCCCCTCCTTAACCCTCTTAACGGCTACCTGACTGTTATAGTCTACGCCAGTTTCAAATGAGGTGGCCAACTTTCCTATGTGAATATCTGCGGGGTCTAGAACTAAGCAGTAACTATCTTTAGATTTATTCCTTTTGATTGTTGGATAGGTAGGAGAATGTTCTTTTAAATCAGATATAAACTTATCTCTAATTTTATCGTAGTCAACACTTTCTGCATTTTTGTAGTCAGGATTAGATACAAGTGTAGATGTTCCAGTTTCTTTATCTTTAATCCAAGCGACCTTCCAGTTATCAGACGGATGTAGATTGTTACGATGTAGGGATTCATCAACAATAGACCTAGGAATATATTCTCCAGACCTAATTGCCTTTGCAAAGTTTTCTATATTAATACCTTTGTCTGGATATTTTTCGGAAACTATCTTAGCAATTTTCCTAGAGCTATATCCATAACTCTCTTTTAATTCAGAAACCTCGTCTCTATAAACTCCATATCTGTAGTATTTAGATTTTTTGTTATCAACTTTATCCATAATTTTTTAGTCTATCAAGTTCAAAATTCAAGTGGTTAATTGCTTTTTTAATGTCAGCCTCCTTGCTATCTCTAGCAGACTTGTTAACATAAATCTTTTTACCAGCCCTCATTAAGTAAGTTAGTGCCGTACCTATGTTGTAGTTGTCGCCTTGAAACGCTGAGACTACCTTAGCTGCTTCAATGCCATTGGATAGGTAGTACGTTGGTATTTTGCCAAAGTCTTCCTCTACAAAGGGGGGCTTTAACTCCACCTTGTCTAAGTCTAGTTGGTCTTTCCAATCTTTTTGTCTCATTTTTAAATGGTTTTATTTTTGGGATTAAAACAAATGTAATTATAAATTCTTAATGTTTCCGTTATTAATTAATAAATCTGCATAATCTTTATCAACAAAGAACTCCTTTTGCTCTGAAGATATCTCTTTAAATACCCAGCACTGTTTCCTCTCAATAACTCCCATCGTAATAATTTCGTAACGAAAGCCTCGTTTAAAATTATCAATTGCGTGATTGCAGCCAACGACTGAGCCAATACAAATTTTATGTATTTCAATATTGCTCATATTTATTATTTTATTATCGTAGTAATAATTCGAGTATATTACCTAAAACAAATATCTTTCTCGAAATTCTACTATGATTTACCGTAATTAATCAGGTCGTCAATATTTATATTGTTTTTCGCCATAATTTCGTCAATCTTCTCCCAGACTCTTTGGTAATCGACATCCGTACCTTTAAATTCTCTCCATCCGTTATGGACAATCTCCCATAAACATACAGCCATATCTTCAGATTTAGCTAGTCTTTTAATTTCAATCGGGTCTTTACTTTTAAATGTTGCTTTCATTTGATATTTTGCTTTAATTTTTTTTATCTAGTCTTACAATCATAATTATAAATTTTAATGTTTTCATTTTTAATTTAATCTAACTAACAGCAAATAAATTGCATTAAAACGACAACACAACACGCAATATAAATAATGCTTAGTGTAGTGTTTCGTATCTAATTTTCTGCGTATTTGTCGCACTATTCATATTGCCATACGTTAGTAATCGTTAAATAATTTTAACCAATCTCGTTTATGCCCATCTAAGCTATTAGAATCAAACTTATCACCCAACCCATCTAAGTAAGCAAAGAAATCATTTAACGTGCGCTCCGCATCGCTAACAACACCTTTGTTTAACTCTTCTATCGCTCTGTCAAGAGCCATTCCCAATACTTTAGGTTCAGCCATTTTTGTTTTTGCAGGCACATTATTATCTCTTCGCCATCTATTGTGTTCTTCTAATACTTTAATTGTCTGTTTTAAATTCATTTTCTTTTAATTTTAATCTGTTAATAAAAAGCATATAACAACGTATATGCAGTCATTCGTACCTCACGCCTCATATACTCAACTTTATGTCTTAAATTAGTCAATTAAATCTTCAATATTGATATTATTATCTACCATAATCTCGTGAATTGTATCCCATACCCTTTTGTAGTCAACGTCAGTGTCTTTAAACTCCCTCCAACCGTTGTTAGCTATTTCCCATAGACAAACAGCCATATCATTGGCTTTTGATAGTCTCTTAATTTCTATTGGGTCTGCGCTTGTAAATTTTGCTTTCATAATTTATTTTGTTTTTTTTTAATATAATAAGTTTTACTTAATGTTTTCCTTTAAAGATTCAATCTCTTGCTCCATCTCTCTATAATTTCTGGCTTGCTCAAAAAGCTGTAAGTTAAGACTGTCTATCAACTCAGCTTGCAGGTTGTTTATTCTGTGAACTTGAAGAGTTGAATGTAAGTAATCGTTCACCTCCATTATCTTGTAGGCTTTCTTCTTATCAATTTTAAACGCCTTTATAATCATAGCATCCATAATCGAGGTAAAATACGCCACTCTTATCTGAACCAAGTCTATATTCTTTTTTAAGCTTGCTTCGTACCAAAGTTTTTCAATTTCTTTGTCTGTGAGCGCAAAAGATTCTTTTCTATCTATTGCTTTTTGTATTTGCTCATCTGTTAGTATCATAATTAAAATGGGTCTTGGTTACTATTAAAATCATTATTTGGAATCAGTGGCTGGAACTGTAGGTCAGGTCGTATAGCATTATTAACTATATTAATTCCATCACTTACAAACCCAAGTCCCTTGTTGTATTCAAAGATAATCGGGTCATCAATTGCGTTAGGTTCTCCACCTGTCTCTGTATCCTTCACCTTTCGGATGTACACTTGAGTATTAAACTTCATCAGTGGATGTCCAATCAATCTGTGAATCGTTATAAAGTTATCGGGTCTATTAGCGAATGGCTGACCACCTTCGCTTTGTGAACGGCTTGGTGGCATAGGATAACCATAGTATTCGTGTTCTAATCCGTAAACTCTTCTTGCTGCCTCTGTGTTAGGGTGAGTGTTTACAAATAAACTCTTTTTAGTTTGATTAACAAACTTTCTACTTTCGTTTAAGAAGTCGTAGTTAGCAGCGTGGGTGTAGTCCCTATTCATTCCAGTATACGGGTCAATAAGAACCGCATTTACATCTAAGCTTTCAAACATTGCAAATAGTTCTTCTGACTTATAAAAACCTGTATTATCAATGAACTTAAAATGTTCTTCTACCCAAGCCTTAGCGTTATAGATTTCCAACTCGTCAGCCTTGTCTATGTACTTACCAAGCTTCCATTGTATTAGTCTCTTAACCAATTGCCCTGCTTTATTCTCTCCACTCCAAACACAAAACTTAAGCCCTTGTGTTACGCTTAATGCACAGAAATACCATAGCAACCAATCTGTTTTACCTACGTTATCTAAGCCATTAATGATTGTGAACTCCCCTTGTTTAAATCTGTAGTGCTTATCAAAGGTTTGTAATCCTAGACCTAAGCCTAGCTTTATTCTTCCGTTAATTACATCATCTAAATATTTGTCTGCAAATCCTCTTTGTAGTATCATAGTTATCCCATTAGTTTTTGTCCGATTGTCTTTGTAGGCTCGTAAGCATTTAAGAACTTAGCGAAGTTGTCTTGGTCTAAGAAGTATTTAGGTGTTATGTTCTTCTTACCTACCCACCACTTGTCCTCACAAAAAGATTTTATAGCCTTGTTAAAATCTTCCTTGCTGTAATCTTTTCTCAAGTCACTTAGATTCATCCTATCTTGGTTTGTAAGAGTATTAAAGTTTGATGGTATTTTTAAATGACGAGTTCTTGACTCATTAAACCATTTTAAGAACTTAACCTTTGGGTCTTCCGATTCCCCTTTCTCTTTATATTTCTCTTTCTCTTTCTCTTTGGCTACAATTTGACTCTTAGCCAAACCTCCTAATTTACCCTTGTCAGATTGGCCTTCAATAAACCCCAATCTATTGACAACACTAGGAATTATGATGTAATCACCCTCTTGGTAAACTAAGTCAAAGTTGCATAAAACTTTAAAGATTCTTTCAACTTTTTGCTTGTTATGTCCCAAGATTCTCCGAAAATATTGTAAGTTCCACTCAAGTTTTGCTGAACTTTTTATAAAACATTCATCAATAAAGAAGCGAAACATATCTCTTTCTTCGGCATTAAGCATTATAACTTTGTCGTCACTTCTCCAATCTTTTGGATAGAATGTGTAGCCTAATCTCTTACTCATTTCGTTGTTGTTTAATAAAAAAACCCCTGCAAATCCATCAGAGTCGAAGCTGATTTCATCACAAGGGCTTGTATAGTTTCCTTCAGTTGCCTATTTATTCGACTGCAACTACAATGTAAAAGTACTAATTAAAACGGTAAATCGTCTTCTGCTGAAGCTTTTTCTAATTCAACTTCTTTTAGTGGAGCTTGATTTGGCTCTGCTGCGTCTGACTTAAATATCTTCCAAGCATCTAGATTGTGAAAATACTTTCCATTATATTCACGGCTAGATATATTGAAGCTAACATCTACAACTTGCCCAACCTTATTGTACTTAATAAAGTTTTCTACTTTTTCATCTCCAAAGATTTGGAAAGCTACCTCTGGATTGTATTCATTTCCAGTTGATAGTACGAAGTTAATTTTCTGCCAATCTTTACCAGCTTTAGAAGTACCTTTTTCTACTTCTAATATTTTTAAGATTTTTCCAGTCATTGTTAAATCACTCATAATAATAATAATTGTTTTGTGTACTATAATGTACGGTTAATAAAAAATTGTTTTGCGTCAAATGATTCGTCCTTGTAGAACAAATCGTATATCTCAGTAGCCTTAACGACCTTTTCTCTACCTCTCTCATAGAAGTTTTCTGAGCAGTCAAATAAACCCATCTGATGCGTGTTCTTGTCAATTACTAAGAATACCATATCGTATCCAAATATCTCTCGATATAGGTATGCTTGTGAATCGTAGTTGTACTTGTTAGCTGAGAAGTGAAACGAGTTGATGTCTGAGGATGTCTTTATGTCAACTACAAGTTTGTCATCGTGGTTGATTATGTCAGCCTTACCCTTCCACATATTACCCATAATCTCTTTAACTCCTGGCACTTCGTGTTCAACCTCACCTACATTTATCATAGATGAAAATACATTGTTGTCAAGGAGTTTATCCACCATAGCGTCAGCCATATCTACCTCGTGCTGTAGCATACACATCTCTCCACCACTAAGTTCTTTGTATACCTTGGTAGTTCGTGTGTTAGCCTCAATGATTTTAAACTTGTGTATCTTATCCTTCTCAAGTATTGCTGTGTGAAAGTAGCTACCAAATATCATTGCTGAGGTGGTCTTGGTCTTCTCTTTTAATCCTAGTGGATTAGTAAGTAGTGTACCAATGTTTGAGTTGCTTAAGTATTGCTGACCATACTCACCGTAGTACAACGTATCGTCTTGCAACTTTTCTATTACTTGCTCTTTAGTTTCCATACTACAATGCTTTTAGTTTAGACTCAACACTTGATGATAGCTCATACTTCTGTTTAATAGCTTCTAACTTACCACCGCTTTTGATGTACTTTTCGGCTTTTTTGTAAGCCTCATCCTTTACAGAACTAATTTTTTTGTAAGCCTCATTCTTTACAGAACTAATGCCCTTCTTGTTGGAACTTGTATCCGACTTGCCGTGGTTGTTACTAGCATCACTATCAGCGGTGTCGTCTATTAGAAATAGATTACCTAAAGAATACTTCTTACCGTAAGATGATGCACTACCAAACTTCTGTGGCATCTGCATACCCTTTTGGTCTAGGTCTATACCTACTATTGCTACTGCTTCTATGGAGTCCTTGCCATCAGATATTGTGGCTATTGACTTTAGAATTGGAAACGGCTCTGTGCATACGAGTTCTTCGTTTACTGTTACCGACACTCCTAAATCTAATAGGAATGGTTTAGTTGCCTCAAGGATGTCCTCAGCACTACGGAAGTTATACTTTCCAAAGCTATTATACCTTGATTTCTTTGACTTAAATTGCGTTTGTATTGTCGCAAGTTTCTCATTTAGAGTTTTCATAATGGATTATTTAATTGTTTTCGTTTGCAAATATAATGATTATTTTTTAATCACCAATTCTATTTATTATTTTTAATTTGTTTAAAAGTTTTTGTAACTCCATAAAGTCCCTAATGTTTAGCTTCTTTTTTGCATCTGAAAGTATAGCTTCTTTATGTATTTCCATTCTTCTATTGTTTTTATTTTCTATCATATTTCGCAGTATGTGTGTTTAATGTTTATAAATCCAACGTACTTTTGAATCTTTTCTTTTCTGTTAAATTCTGTTGTCTTTGGCATCTCTCTCCACTTCCAATTAAAGTTAAAACCTTCCTTAACAAGATTAACAATGTCAAATATGTATATGATGTCATTCATCTCTACGGCATATACAAAGTTTAAGTTGTTTACCATTGCGTAAGCATAGTTGTAGCTAAACTTATCAAACTCTATCATAACATCACCGTAGAATGTGTGTCGATGCTTTACTTCAAAAATAGATTTATCGTTGTATGCATCAAATCTATTGTACTCGTAATCGGATTGTTTTATATCTGAATTAGATTTAGATTCAATCCTTTTAATCATTGCTAACTCTTGTGCTTTCATAGTTTAAAGTATATCTATAAATTGGTTGTAATCAACACTATCTATTAGTTTATCAACCGCCTTCTTTTTAATCTCAGAGACCCTAACAAAGTTATTAATACCTTTTATACCTAAAACATTTGCTATCTCAAGACCCGTATGCTTATTGCAATCAAGTCCGTACGACATCCTTAGAACCTCATATTCTATGGCACTTAAATGCTTTTGCATAATACCTTTGAGGTATGCGTTAAGTATGTTTATATTATACGGCTCGGTCTTGTCTTGAAAGTTACTGTTGTCCTTGCCGTCATCAATCGTAAGGAATATAGAACGAAAGAACATCTCTACATTCTGCTTGTCGTCTGATTCTTTCCTCATTGCATTGCGTTTATATTCGGGTATTCTCATACTGCCTCTGTTGATGTCAATACGTCTCCTAATCGCACCCTTAATTCTCTTGGAAAAGAAAGACTTTAGTGTCTTATCAATGTCCCTAGATAGTTTAAGGTGTTCATAGTCTAGCTTATCAACTGCTAGTATTAATGCTTCAGAGCCAATCTGAATGAGGTCGCATATATTTAAAACTCCAATAGCTATCTCCGATGATGGAAACTTCCTTGCCAAGTTCTCAACTAATGGTAAGAATTTTATTATTAATTCATCTCTGCTATAGTCTAGCAGTTCTCTCTCTTTAGGTGTTGAAACCTTGAGGTCATTAGTATATCGAACATAGTTCTCAATATCGTATCGTTTCATTCTGATTTTTTTCTGTTACATATTTATTAAGTGTTAAGTGTTGATACTAATGTTTAGTTTAAGTTTTATTTTATTTTACTAATCTTAGCCTAATTGCTAACATCGTATAGCAATAATTGCTCTTTCTGTATATCTATAATCTTTTCGCTTATTGCTATTTGTTCTTCTAACAACTTTATTTTATCCTCTAAAATTGTTATTAACTTTTCATTTATTTCATTTATTTTTCCATAGGTGCTGTTTTCATTTAATGTTTTCATAGTTTTTATTTTCTTTTAATTAAATCTTTTACTGCCTTAATTGTTTCCTTGATGTCGTTTGCCAACTCAAATCTCTCTTGGTCTATAGCGGTGTGGAGGGAGATGTAAAGTTCGCTCACCCTCTCCACTAACCTCTCCTTCTCAGACTTATCTTGGTCGAGTTGTATAATATATTCCGTTGGTATGTTATTTGTTGAGTTAGCGTTATCATAAAACTCTTGGTCGAGTTCACGTTGCCTAGTATCTATTGCTTCCACTATCATTTGAGTTAGTTTTTGCATTTCTTTATCAGTCATAATTAATTTTTATTTTGTGTGTAATGCTAATCTTTTAGATAAACATTAATATATCTAGTTTTTAAGCACGTTTCAATTAACTGTATTTGGTATTGATTACCATCTTCTAACTCAATTAATCCAATGGGATATAATGGGAACGGAAGCTCTTTTATAAATTGTGTTTGTTCTCGTTTTGCTGATGTTGCAAATAAAAATACTGTTTTCATTTTAATTAATTTTTATTTTAGTTACTATATTTTGCCACTAATTACCGCTTAGTGGCTATTTATAGAACTCCTCATTTTTGCCTAATGGATTAATAAAAGTATAATAATAATCTTCGGCAACTTCATAATAATATTTTCTCGGCATAGGGTTTAAATATTCTTTTGTCATAGCTCTAATATAACAACTTATAAACTCTTGTTTTTCTTTTTCAATAAGTTCATTATACTTAGCCAATAAATCATTGCCTATGGAATATTGGTTTTGCTCCATATATTCCATTAATTCTTGTAGTGGTGTTTTCATAATTTTTCTATTTCTTTTGCTGTCATAATTATTTATTATCATCCATAAAATCCCACTCTCTACCCGAGTTCATTGCAATTTTATTACTTGGCTCTTTATCCCCAAGCGATTCGTTAACGTATTTAGATATACTTTCGTAGTCCACTGAGGATAAGAATGATTTAACAAAACTCTTGATAATTGTGTTGTCTATAGAGTTAAAGTTAATTGTCTTAAGAACTATATCCTCGATAGAATTAGCTGATTGATGTTCTACGAAATTAACCTTAGAGGTAATTTCAACGTGAACTACATAGGTTTCGTAATTAAACGATGTTGCTTTTTTTGTTCCCATATTTTTTTTTGATTTATTTAAAGTTACTAATTATTTATTAATTAATGCCCTCAAGACGCATATAAGCATTTCTAAGGGACTCTTTCTTTTGTTTTGTGCTTAGTATTATATCACGATAAAACTCCGCAATAGGGAAGAAATCTGAGTTGTGACACCTAACCCAATTGTTAAGTGTCTCTAATCTTGCATCGCATACATTTATTAAGTACACTATCTTTAATTTTCTGTGTAGTTCTTTCTGCTTAGTTAACATTGCTATTATTTTTATTGTGTAACATCTCCTCCCAAACTCCTTGCTTGATATCTTTAACCATTTGATTTATGGGGTAACTCATCTCCATCTGTTCAATAGATTCAAAGTTCCAACTTTTTAGTTGGTTTGAAAGCAAGTTAACTGCCGACATAATTACGTTTTCCCTCCTAACCTTTACATCGTAACTTTTTAATCGGTCGTATAGGTCTGAGCGGTGTGTAATCTCTTGCACTTGCTTCTTTACTGCGGGATACATCTCTGCATACTGCTTTATTTTCTTGTTGGAGTGGATGATTGTGGCGTGGTTGCGACCCCCTAGCATCTGCCCTATGTCGTTGTACGATGCACTCGTGTACTCTCGGCATAGATATGCAAACATATCTCTCGCCCTTACAAATTCGCTTAGTCTTGAGTCACTTGTTACATCTGTAATTTCTAATCCATAGTAGCTAGATACGTCTTCCAATATCCCGTTTAATTGTTCTTGTCTTTTAGTCATTTTATTTAGTTTTATTTGTTATTATAAGTTTTGTTGTAGTATTGGTTTGACTTATAAATCAATTCCAACATTTTATCTAAATTTTCCACGCTTAAAGTTATGTATGTAAGTTCTTTAGTGTGTAAAGTGATGCATCCGTCATTATTAAATGAGCATTCTATTGGGTCAATTTCTGCATCAACGATACACGCTGAAGCCGTTTGCTCTTTTTTATTGATTACTAACTTCCCATTGTTAGGGAAAAATAAGTCGTCTATATTCTTCATTTTATTTGGTATTATTATTAGTAAAAGGAGTGTGTTTACTCCATATTTTTTCTGCTCTACTTTGGTCGGGGAGGTCTAATCTCATTTGTATTAAGTCCTTCATCTCCTTCAAGCCTTTCTTGTAAGTTCTGTTGTCGTCCGACCTCATATAATACCAATCTGCGTTAGATAGTAAATTGTCGAGTTGTTTGTAGTTGTCCATCTGTTATCGTGTTAAATTAAATATTACTGCCACTACTACCACCGCAATTGATAGTAGTATAATTAGTCTGTCTTGTGTGTTTCTGTCCATTTTAATTTAGTTTTAAAGATTAATATTTGATTTGAATGTATCTACGACATCCTTGTCAATTAAGTTTATTAGAGCCTCTTCAAATGCGTATGATGGCACTTTACTTCCGATACTCCAAGTGTTAAGTTCGTTGATGGTGTACTCTCGGTCGTAGGTCTTCCAATCGTATATAGTGTACACCTCGTCTTGCCATTCAATAACCCATTCTAATTGACATTTATCATCTTCGGATGCTTCGTTATATGTTGGCTGTCCTAACGTATTAAATAACTCGTAGTACGTTACACCTTTTAGTGTATTAGTCTTGTAAGTTCCGTTGGTTAAGTTACCAACTTCGTGTTTCATTAATTTTTTCATTCTATTTGTATTGCTTAATATTACCTCGTGTTGAGGTTCGTTTTGATTTATAAATTGATTAAGTACTTCATTTATATTATTAAGTGCTTCTTCCACTTTGAGTTCTTGATCAGGTGAAATATCACCACTTTTTAAATTAAAGTCTTCGCAAATTCCTTCCCAATCTACATTGAGGTATTCGGGTTTTAAATCTTTTTTTGTGTGTTCCATTTTGTTTATTTTTTGTTATTTAAAGTTTAATAATTTGTGCAAATGTAATAATTTTGTTTAATTCCATCAAGAATACTTTCAAGCATATCCTTTACCACCTGATATTGTGATGGGGCTAACTCTCCAAAAACAGTAATTTTAGGTTTGTAAAACCGTCCTTTTGATAACTTGGTGATTCGAGATGAAGTAGCCATTCTATTCAAAGCCTTTATAACCGCTTCCTTTTTATTCACCTCAGTAATAAAATCTTCATAGGTGAATACATACCCTTTAGGTAGTCTATCTATTGTATTTGATATGTATTCAGTTGTTTTCATTTTTATTTACTCAAACAAATACAACAAAATGTCCAGTTTATTTAATAAAAAACTGGACATTTTGTTTAATTCCATCAAGAATACTTTCAAGCCTTTCTACAGATTTGTGTATCAATTCATCGTATATTACATCGTAAGAATGGTGCAATTTTACATCAGTATTATATATGTTCTTAATTAAATCTTCTTTTAGCCTCTGCTCTGTTATGTTCTTGATGCCGATTACCTTTGAGTATCCGCTATCATTTATAGCGGACAGATACTTGTTTAAATTAGCTTTAGAGTCAAACTCTCTGTATACGTTACGGTACTGATTGTTGTAGTAACTCTTGATTGTTATAATATACTTTTCCATTTTAATTGTTTTTAATTATTAATTTATCTATTCATACGTTGAAAAACATTACACAGGTTTTAAAACACCATCAATAACCAACTTATTGGCAGTTTCTTTAAGTACTTGAAACTCTATATTGTTATCGTATAGGCTCATAAATGTCCAAAATTCTCCATATTTACCATATCCAAAGCCCTTAATTAAATATTCCTTTCCTTTGATAAATGCCTTAAAACTTTTTAAGCATTTAACTTTACTGCCCATTGCTACTAGATTATTCATAGTTCTTTTTTTTAAGTTGGAGAGGAGGAATATCCTCCCCTCTGTGATTGGTTAAACATATTGGATTGTATTCTTTTCAACCCATCTCATTATGTCATTAAAAGCAATATTAGACGTTTTAAGACCATTTCCGTGCATTAGGTATTCATTCTTATCCTCAATTGATTTGAATGTCTTAGAATCGTGATTAGTGTACCTTGTTACACCATTGAATAATCCCCATAGTGTCTTCCCTTCAAGATGAATCTCTGTGGTCAGCGATTGTGCGAATGTTTCAACTTGATTCTTTTTCCTTGTTGAAACTGAATCTTGTTGAGCCATTGGGTCTACCTTGAACATCTTTCGTATGACAGATTCAATCATTTCGTCCTTCAGTTCTATGTCTGCCATACGTTTGAAGTTATCCATTAGCGAATTATCCAACTGCATAGCTTTACGAAGGTCTTGCATAGCCATCTGCACTCTTGCCGATGCTGATTCAGTATGTCTAAATTTATCCAATCCCTTGTGAGCCATATGGAATGTATTGCTACATTTAATCACTTGAGATGTACTACCGAATCCAATTGATGTACTACCATCGTTTGAATTTGTTGCAGTAATCCATCTCTTTACTCCACCTACACCAATTTGTTCTGTAGGTAGTTCAACTTGGATGAATACTTTTTTCCCTCCACCAAAGATTCCTCCTTGTTTGGTAGGTAGATTCAGACCATCACTTGCTTGAATGATTGTTTCTGCTAACTCGAAATTCTGCATTGGTGTATACCTATTGCCGACAGTTCCGAGCCATTGGTCATTATCACTACGGAATATACCGAATGATTCGGTAGATTTTCCATCATTAGTTAGTAACTCTTCTTTAGTTACTGTCCAATTTAATCCATTTGCCTCTAATAAATCAAAGGTCTTCTCATTTAAATTACTCATAATATAATTTGATGGTAGGTACATCACCCATTTAGTTTAACTTTAATTTAATTTATCTGTTCCAAGCCTCCTTAATGGTTAACCATATGATAGCTTGAAATTCGTATCCTTTTAGTTCAAACTCTTGAGCGACCATTGATGTAAGTTGCTCAATTCTTCTGTATTGTTTGGCAGTTATAGATTCCACACAATCTACTGCACCCTCATCAATTCCACACATACAAGCCCTTATGTGCCACTTGTCTATTGTTATATGCTCAGACGATAGTCTACCTACATTCATAGCGAATGCGTGGGTTTTAGGTGATGATTCAGCAATCATTTCGCCATTCAGTACCCTAAATGCTTTCAACTTGTTGTTGTTATATGTGCATACCTTTATGTTTTCAGCACTAATTCCATTAATGAATGCTACAATTACTGCCTCTGCATCAATCTTGTTGCGCTCCCATTTGTTGTTGGGAGATAGGCAAGATACCACTGCCGCACAGACATACAAATCTATTCCGTACTTTTCGTTTAAATACTTGCAAAAGTCTTGTGCATCTTGATACCATTCCATTCCTTTGCTAATGTTATCACTACTTGCGAATGCATACCAAAACTTTAAGTTGATAATTACATCCTTATCTTTGATGTTTTTAATACTACGTTTTTCCATTGTTATTAGTTTATATAGTTTAATTAAATTTAATTTGAAATGATACAATTTTATCTTGGTCAAGCATAGTCATTAGATATTTGTATTCTTTTGTCGCTTTTGGTTTATAACAAAATCTTGTTGCATAGATATATTCGATGCCGTCTGCTTTAGTCATCGTAAATGTTGTTCTATATCCCATTGTTACTTAATTTATGTAGTTTACTAATTCAAAACTTCCGCTATTCATCCCATACAAGGTAATAGATAGGCACTTGTTTACTTTCTTATTGTCCTTTGATAATTCAAGTATGAATCTATGGTATTCACCTACTGATGGTCTTAGTCTACCATACTTGCCGCCACAAGCTATTTGTGTAAACCAATCTGAATAGTCTACTTTATAACCTTTCTTTTCCGCTTGTTGTTTAGCATATTCAACTGCTGATGTTGCTGTTTTGAAATACATAATTTTATTTTTAATGATTAATTATTACTTGATTACTTTATTTATTTAATTGTTTAAACTCTTTTAACGTTATTTGCTTTCCGAATTTGTCTTCATACGTTGTATGTTGGTATTTTGAATGGTAGTTCCTATCTACAATAGTTTTTATTTTTGCAGTTCCATTTTTACCTAGTGATACATATTTGTAATACAGGCAAACATAATTTGAAAATAAATGAATAATAAAACCGTAATTCGTTTCTTTTACTTTTGTAACTCTTAAGTTTCTTGAATTATTATTAAACTTTTCTTTTTCTAAAAATACTTTATAGGATGTCATAATTTTATTCTTTATTGATTGATTAATTATTACTTGATTACTTGATTAAATGCTCTTTTGATTATTGATAAATCGTACTTCAATTCATCCAATTGTCCTTCGTTATTTACATTGTATCTTTTTTCAAAACCATATGAATAATTACCTTTTTCTTCTTTGATGTAAACGAATTGATTAGATACTACTATCGGTACTTTAATGTCTATGTAGTAAGGGAATGTTCCACCTGCATATGTCATTGGTACTTCGTCAGCTACCAATACCGAAGGTAGCATATCATTGATAGCTATAACTTTATTCATAATAGCTTTCGATACTGTTTTTTTAGCTTTCATCTTGTTTTTTTTTAATGGTTTAAAAATCTACTTAGTAAATTCGCTATGCTTTTCAGTGAATTTAAATGTATCTTGTAGCTGGTCGGTTATAATTGTTACATCCTTAGCTTCCACCCATTTGCCGAAATTCTTTATCGATACTGTTAAGTCTTTCGTTTCAGTCTGGACAATAATATCAATTGGCTGAGTTTTTCTAATCATAGATATATTCAACCCTCTTTCTCTGGAGCGCTTGCAATATTCAATTGTATCCTTGCAAAAGTCTGCTATCAATATGGACGCTTCGTTTATGGTTTTTCTACCATCTAAATTGATAACTTTTTTTGCTGAGAAAGTAATTTTGTTACTGTCTGAATTACTTTTTTGTACTAGTGTGATTGATGTTTTCATAATAAAAATATTAGGTTTATAATTAATGTTTCAGCGCTTCTAGAGTCTAAACCAATTGCATCCTTTACAATTGACCAATACCAATATGGTATTTGCACATTAACTGTTTACGTCCGTTTATCCAGTGGTCACCTGTCGCGCTTTCGCGCTTATATGTTCTGAGCGCTTACCTGGAGCGCTTCGCTCTTCTCATTTCGCGCTGGTTTGCGCTTCTAGTCTCTTTTCTGTTCTGCTCTTCAGCCATCCGCATAAATGTTACTGGCATACGGTCAGCAATACTCATACATCGGACAATTTTGTTAGTCTTTGCGCTCCTGGGAGCTTGCTTCGCTCCTCCAGTTTTAACAGCTCGTTTCCGTAGCTTCGTCGTAGCTTTGAAACCATCTATGTTGACAGTTAGTGTACCTTCTAATTTCGTTTGTCGTAGCATATCGTTTGAATTATTTACAGGGCAAATATAAGTAGAAAGAAATGTTATAAACAAACTTTCAACAAAGATTTAACGTTTTCTTAACATTGCTTAACGTTTTCTTAACATTGCCTTATTTCCTCTTTTTTATATAGAATCCCGCGATGCGCGCGTAACTAATAAAATTGAATTGAATTGTTAACAGATGTTAAATTATTTAACCACATTTTGTAACTAACTGATTATCAGGCGAAAGAACTATCTTTTTTTTCTGGTAGTATGTATCCATATTGACCTAAAGTCGCTTAAAACGCCTTATTTGAGGTGATGTAAAATAAACGAGACATACAATAGGTTTAGTAAATAGTTACTAACAAAGTGAATGTTGATAATTAAAAGTTAAGTTTTGTTTGGATATTAAAATTTAATTTAGTATGGGGCTTTGTGTTATCCCTTGTATCATTGTATACGAACGTAATTAAAGTAACAACATTATATGTGCCTACAGTTAATACATTAGTATTAGTTACATCTGTATTAAAAGTTGAAACATTATATACAAACGTATATAAAAGTCAAAAAGGTAAACTGAAAAGCTGAAAAAATAGGGGGAACTGGGTAAAACGAAATGGATTTTCTGTGAGGATTGCGATGTAAATGTCGGTATATAACCCCAAATACCTAAGTATGTGATATGTCAAAAAAGTGACCCTATAAGACCCTCCACCTTACCCTCTACATAAACCGTCTTTGTTACCTTTCTTTTTTTTCTTGACCCTTCCTTTTTAAAAACAGAGGGTCACACCCTTATTTTTTTCTTTATATTTT